TTTACCTGACCAAGTACCTTTTAATGAAACACAAACTGATTGGTCTGCACCTACTTCTACTTGTGTAGATACATCTACTACAACTACTACAACAACATCAACTACAACAACAACTGTACCTGATACAACTACTACAACTACTACAACTACTACAACAATACCTGAACCTCCACCACCACCTCCAGAACCTGAAGAACCTTATGTAGATCCTTATGTTAAAGAAGATAAAGAAGTTATAATGGATGACGGTAGTGTTAGTACATACAGTCAAGCAGATATTGATGATGGTACTGTAGAAAGAGATAACGAAAGGCAGACTAATGAAGAGCTTTATGGTTGTTACATTACTAATGTTGCTTTGGAACGTGGTGATTGCGAAACTTATGAAGAAATTGTAGAAGAAGAAACTATAATAATTATTTATGAAGAAGAATACAATACCGAAGAAGAGTTTCTTGATGATGATGATATGGTATACGACCTGGAGTTTGAAGATGAAGATGAAGATATTATTGAGCTTACTGAAGAAGAAATTATTGAGCTTGAAAAACAAATGGAAATTGAAGCTAAAGAACTTGAGTTACTTGAAGAAGAAATATTTGTAGAATTAGAATTAGAAGAATTATCTGAAGAAGAACTAGAAGAATTTATAGAAGTTATACTAGAACTAGAAGAGTATATAGAAGAACTTGATGAGATTGAACTTACAGAAGTTGTTATTGAAAATATACCTGAAGAAATTATAATAATTATAGAGGAAGAAGAGGTTATAGAAGATGATATTGATGTGGTGGAAATTGAAGAGATTGTCGAAGAAGTTTTGGTTGAGCCAATACAGGAAGATGTTGAGG